ACATATTCTTTTACACTATCACATTTACTAGGAAATACTCTTACTCCCCAACCAGGCCATTGTTCAATACCTACTGGTAATAAATGTGGTGTTTCTTTTGTCCATGTTCTAATCCCAAATAAGTTATTTGCTTCTTTAGCAAATCTACTTGTACCCCAACCAGACTCTAACGCAGCCTGACCTATAATCATTTCATAAGGCACTCTTAAATTTTTAGGTGTTTTAAAATTAATATAATTAATACATTTATGCATTGCCCTAATAAATTGTGTATCATTTATATATGTAAATTCAGGTTCTTGTAAATCCATTTCTTCTATTTTATTCATATAAAATATATCAAGTTCTTCATTTACTTGAGCGATAGCATTTTTGTTAGGATTATATGTACCCCAATAATAAGTTGCTGTCATTAAAGCCATAACTGCAAATAAAACTTTAGTGTAAAACCAAGCTTTGTGTACCCATTTTTCCCATTGATGTTTACTAGGCATTTCCCTCCTTTAAAACTTTTCTAATATCTTTTAAAGTTTTCTTTTTATCTAGTGTAATAACATACCATTTAAATCTAACCTTATGTTCATTTGAAGGTCCGACCCAATCTACATCATACTCTCTTTGAAAGGATAATAATCCTTTTAAATATAAAGATACAATATCATCTAGGTTTTTTTCGCTGTGTTCTTTAGGAATTGTAGGTGTCTTGAATTGACCTTTACCTTTTACTAATAATTTTAGTAATTCTTTTTGTTTAGCATTTAGTTTCATTTACTTTGTAAGTCCTTTATTGATTGTTCAACCTCGGTTAGAGGTTCTTTTTTCTTTACAGTTCTACTTGCTATACTATAAGCAATATAAAAACCTATAATAGTTATAGGCACACCTATAAAGAACATAATTAGTCCATGTGTTATATTCATGCTATTAATATACAGTATATTGAGTAAAAAGTCAAGCAAAAAAAACCCTTATAAATCAACTATAAGGGTTTTTAAATAAGAACAAAACGAGAACAAATTATGCGTTTTTCATAAAGTTGTCGTTCCAATTAAATGCTTCTTTAACTAGATTCGCTGTAAAACCTTTGTACTCATTGTTCACTCTTTTGTTGACAACAGTAATCAAAAATTTTGCTTCTTCAGCAGATAAGCCTTCTAGCATTTGAATAAAAAGTGTTTCTCTTTTCTTTTGAGTTAAACTATTATCGCCACCTTTTGTAAAAAGGTATAGCCTTTTTGCTTCTTGACTTAATAGTGTATGCTCTGTACCTATCGGTGCTTCATTAACCGTATAAGGAACATCAGTTCCTTTTGGTAACAGCCATTCTATATTAGGATCAAACGCACCTTTTAAAACCTGTCTTAAAGCAACTGAATCATTATCAGTTAGTACTTTTAATTTTCTAGGTTTATCTTTTGCGTTATTTACTTTTGTAGCAATCTCACTCATTAAAGGTGGTACTGATCTGCCTGCGTCTTGTAGTGCTTGCATACCTCTTTTAGTTGTTAGTGCTGGGTGTGATTGTGTTGTATTTGCCACATCGGGATTTGCAACAGTCCCATCGGCATTTCTTCTGATTATAACCATTATTTTTCTCCTTAACAGTTCTTTCGAGTCTTAAAATTCATCTATTGACTCGATTAAAGTTTTAAGTTTTTTATTTATAAAGTAACCTAGTATTTTATCTCTAGTTGCTACTTCAACATTATCAAACTCACGATTTATATTATCTTCTATTTCTTTTGGAATATAATTTAAATCAATTAATTGTCTATTTCTTTCGTAGTTTTTTTGTTGTTCTTCATTAAAGGTAGGGACTACTTCATTAACCCAGGCCTCTATTTTTTTTCTACTTAAAGGTGTTTGTCTTCTACCTTCAATAAAAACATTGTCATCTGATAGAACATTTGGTATACCATCGCTTCTATCACCTTTTAATATATGTTCTCTAATATATATAACAGGATTTTCATCTTTTCCTACAAACTTATTGAGAACAGGATTATACTGTTTTATTCTATCATTATGTAATTGTATAAAGTCTTTATCACCTGACAGTATAAGTACCTTTTCATTAGTTCTTTTACATAAAGTGGCAATAATATCATCTGCTTCTGTTGACTCTACTGCGACTACTTTATATGGTAAGAAATCTTTAATCTCTTTTTTAATTTTAGCAAGTACATCAAAAATAAATTCCCAATCGTGTTCAGATTTAGCACGATTTTCTTTTCTACCTGCCTTGTAATTAGGAAAAGCAGTTCTTCTCCATACATTACTACTATCACAAGCAATTATCATTTGCCCATATTCTTTTCTAAACTTTTTATTATGAGCCCGAAGACTATTTAAAACCATATGTCTAACTAGGTCTTCGCTTAATTCAACTGCATTTCTACCATTGATCTGTACCATCAGATTAGAAATCATTATCTGGTTTATATCAACTATAATCATAAAGGTATCATACAATTACTACAAGCAAATAATTCTTTAAATATACCTGTCATTAATAAAGTTGCTAAAGCACCATTTAACATAATTAATGCTCTGTCGTGCCACAGTATTCCTACCCACAACCAACCTATTGTTCCTGCAAAACTAAAATATAAATCAAACATATGAAACCCACCAGCCGCTCTAAAGCAAACTGCTGTAAGTATCAATACACTTGATAACCATTTTACATACCAAGATAAATCATATTTAGGAGTGACTTTTTTAAACACTCTTGTTGATTTTAGGTCTTTAATTTTGTCGTCTAATTTTTTGTATTCCATAATATAATTATATCACTTTATTTGCTATTTGTCAACCTTTGGTTTACTTATGAATATCTTACTATAATCCATATCGGTAACCTGTTTGCCATCAGGTAAAGTAGTTATTTTAGCAAGAGCATCGGTAATGGCTTGCATTGAATGGTTCCTACCAAAATCTCTTTTAATTAAACTTTTAATACTTTCAATAACAACTGCTAAATCTCTTAAAAAGGTATGACTTTTCATTTTAACAGCATTCTCTTGTAGTAAATGAATCATATGTAGAGTAATATCTTCTACTAACTGCTCAATAAATATATTTTCTTTTATTATTTGTGTCTTTTCAGCACTTACTTTTGGTTTAGGTTTTGCTGGTTTTCTTGCTTTATGAGCAGGAAACTTTATAATCTTGCCCACGGAGTATATCCCTTCTCAGCGGCTTGTTCATCATCTACACCTATTAATTGATTTACTTCTGGCACATAATGTTTAAGCATTCTTTCAACACCTTCATGTAAAGTCTTTTGACTCATAGCACAACCAGAACAGGAACCAGCCATTTCTAATTTAACAATACCTTTTTCATATGATAAAAAATTAATTATACCACCATGCATTGCTACATTATCTTTAACATTTTTTTCTAATACTGATTTAATGTCTTTGATAATTTCTTCATCACTTCTATCCATTATTTCCTTTTTCTTTTTTCAAGTTCTCTATGTATCCATTTTACTGCTTGATATGAAGTAGGTGCTCTACCAATCATACCTCTTATTCTTTTGTGTACAGTAGGGTTTACATCTTCAGCAGATTCATTATTATCTACAACTACAAAATTTCTTGCACCAAATATTCTTTGTAGTCTGCCCATATTTTTTTGTATTTGTTTGTGACTATTAATTATTATTGCGTCTGGTAATTTTCTAGGTCTGTTTCTATTTCTTTCTAGTGCTACATCTAAACTTGTATTTACAAAGACCATATGAATATCATATCCTAGGTTTCTTAAATTCTTTGCTTCTTGTTGTATCTTTTCAACATCCCTTGCTGTGCTGTCTATAATTAATCCTAAACGACCTTCAAGTGCTTTACCTAACTGCATACCTGCAATTGCTTTTGATTTACTTCTTATCTGATCTCTTTTTTCAATTTCTTTTGGTGTGTGATCTGCAAATTTTAATGACATTTTTTCTTTGTTCAACATACTAGTAAAAGCATTATCACTATTAATTACTTTTAATCCCATACCTGATAGTGCCCTTGCTGACACCCAAGATTTACCTGATCCAGGACCACCTGCTAAAAAAAATGCTTTGAATATAGAAGGATCATAGACACCTTCGGTTATGTATTGTTGAAATTTTCTCATATGACTATTTATGCGTAGGTTTTTCTATTGGCAATCCCCCATTATCAAACCATCTTCCGTCATCTGTATATCTGTAACCATTTAGACTTTTATGTAGTTTACCTTTATATGTACTACCGTCTTTTTGAATAAGGCGTACATCATATAAACCACCATAAATTCTATCAATGTGAATATACTCATCACCGTCTTCATCTTTATGCCTTTTGGCATTGTCATAAATTTTAGGCAACTTATGTATTGAATTAGGGTAATGAAAATTAGTATAAGGTATTTGGGGCTTATCAGGAACCCATTTACCGTCTTTAAACAATTTTCTCGCCTTTAAAATTCACTTCACCTTTTTCCATAAAGTGTTCTACTAACTGATTATAACCACCTATTAACTTACCATCTATTTGTATCTGTGGCATAGTTCTAACTTGTTTACCTACTGCCTTGTACAATTCTTCAGGTGAATTAAAATCTTTACCAAACATTTTTTCTTCATAGGTTAAGCCAAGTTTTTTAACCATAGTCTTGGCTTTATCACAAAATACACAATTTGGTTTACTGTATATGGTTATTGTCATTACTCTACTTTCTCAACTATTACTTTCTCTACAGCAGCCGCTGCTAGTTCATCAATATTGATATCAGCATTAGCGTGTTTAGCGATGTACTCAGCAAGTTTATTTGCGTCACCAACACCCATTTTTAAACCAATATAAACTCTATATTCGCCTTCTGGTGTTTCATAAACTGCTTTTTCCCACATTTCGTAACCTTGTATCATTGTATCTTTTACAATATTTACAATAGTTTCTTCAATCTTTGAAGCAACTTCTTTGTTACCTTCATTACCTACTTCAGTAATGTATAGATCAGTTCTTTTATTCATCTGACCATGTAGTTTATCAGCAAGTTCTGCTTTCGCAATCATCATTGCTTTTTCTATTGCTAACTGTAAATCAGGACTTGAACCTTGACCTACTGCATAGACATAAAGATTAGCATCCCTATTTTTAATTAAACCTTTTTCAACTTTAGCGTCAATGTACCATTGTGGCACTTGGTTTAATACTCTTCCTTCTTCTTTCGCCTCTTGCTTAACTTTGTATGTGTTTTGAGCACAGTTTGTTAAAGTCAAAGCTAGTAAAGCGATCATTATAGTCTTCATCATATATTTATTTACTCCTTCACTTTAGTTATGATTTCACCAGTTACCTCAAATATTTTTGCTAAATCAACAACATCTGTAAAAGCAGACCATTGTGTAGTGATTATAACAATAGCAGCAACTAGCACTATTAATTTGTACATTTATTGTACCTCCCAAACACCTGCTTCACTTAAACAAATCATCCCAGGTGTCTTAAATGGATGATCTGGTCTTGCATACTGCCTGCAATATGGCGGGACAGTAATTCCTGAATAATAAAATTGAGCAAATAGTTCCCAATAATTAGGACCATCATAGCCGTCTTTACATTCTAATACTTCTTCTTTTTTTGTAACTGTTTCTTTAATTAAACACATACTATCTTTACATTCTTCCGTGTTTGTAATAACAACTTTAATCATGCAAGGATTATCATTTAACCATTCTGATTTCTCTCCTGCATTTGCAACTTTAGCAATTATTAATATAGTTATTACTATCATTGCTAAACCAAAAATCTTATAATAATTCATCATTGTATATACCATCTTCCGTCAGGCATTTGACA